ATTTTTCAAGCTTTAAAAAATTTTTTAAGTCTAATTCTTTTTTAGTTTCTTTAACAGTTTTTTTTAAATTTGGTTTAACGGATTTGATAGTTGGAGAAACTTTACTTTTTTTACCAAACACTTTTTTAATTGCTGTTACAGCTGGTTTTATAACTTTTTCATAACCAAGTTTTCCTGCACCTACATATTTATTTGCCATTATTTTTTCCTCCGCCGTTTCTAAAAATTTGTGTTCCTTTTATACCATAGATACTCGCCACTACAAGGATCCACAAATTTGTGAACCAGGAAGGAAGCGTAGAGAACATATCAAAGAAAAGCTGAACCTTCTCCATAGCAGTCGGATCATCTGATATAACTGCCCAAGCCAAAATTACGACGGGCAAACTTAAAATTATCAAAACTGCCTCGTCCTTCCAGTCTGACTGTCGAGCCTCTAAAAGTTTTCCTTGGTAAGCTTCTTTTCCTTCGGCCATACGAGATGCATGCATAAGCTGTGCATCTGACATAGCTATTTTAGTCTTCTGCTTGTTAGCATAAATCTTACTTCCAGCAGAGACGGCTAGTTTAATTGCCGATAACCACATAATTTTTTATATCCACTTAGCAGTTTTAGATTTTTCTCTTAGCATTCTCTTAGTTCCTCTAACTACAACCTCTTCGCCTTTAGCAATGTAGTTATAAGCACCATCAGCAGTTGTTTTTGATCTTGGATCAACCTCAACTTTTTCTTTTGGAGTCTGCATTTCAACTATTTTATCTAATTTTTCCATTTTTTCTCCTTATCAGTAGTTAAATTAGTTTTCTTTTCTTATAATGTCAATATTTGGCATCATATCTTTAGCACTTGGTAGTGTTTTACTTAGTATTGTCTTTTCAATCGACGTATCAGCTCTTAATTTAGCTAATTCTTCATTCTGATCAAATTTTTCATCAGTATTTTGTTGGTTCATCATTGATTTCATCTTATCTAAATCAAATCTTCTGTCTGCTTCATCACTTTTTCGAGCATTTTCTTGTGATCTAATATCTAATTCTCTAGCTCTTAGTTTAGCAAGAGGATCATTTCCAAAATCACCCAGTAATTTTTTCTCTTCCTTCATAAATTCTTCCATCATCTCTGCAATCAAAACAGCTTTTCTAGATTCTACCTTCATATTCAAATCCATAACTTGTTGTTGTACTCTTGGATCTTTCATCATTTGTGGATTTTGCTGCATTTGTTGTAATTGCATTATTTGATCTTGGAATTCTATTTCAACTTGCTCCAATGCCATTAATGATATGTGTTCAAAAATATTTTTTTGTAAACTTGCCATTACTGCAGGATTGTTTCTTGCCATATTGGTTGCCATAAAACTTAAATGAGCTGTAATATGTGCTTGATGATCTTGTCCTTTGAATGCTTGAAAAGGTTGACCACCTAAAGCTTGTATATGTTCAACCGCAGGATCCATAGGCATAGGTCTTTGTGGTGGTTTTAATACAGTATCAATATTTTTTACACCTAAAGCTTCATACATATTTCTATATGCTGCATACATATTATGTAATTGTGGTTGTGATGTTGCCAGTTGCAGTTCCGTTTGGGCAATAGATATTCTTTGAGATTGAGAAAATATGTTTGGATCTGCAACCGGAATGATGTCTATCTTATCGTCAAAGTCTTGTTGTTTGATCATTCTTTGACCACCCACGACATCGTATGGATATTCTTGTGGTAGGTATAATTTAAATACTCTTGCCATTAACTTAAATTCATTTTTAAGTGCAGCATAAATTCTTTTGTGGATCGCACTCATTGTTCTCGATCCACGTTCAAGCAATGCAACTGTCGTGCCCACTGCAGCTTGTTGATTACCCTCACCTACTTGAAGGTCAGCTATAGATGCAAAACGCTGACCAGCTGAAACCACGACACCCATAAGTTGTAATAGAGTTTGTGACGGCTCCTTAAATGGTAGTGTCATAAATGAATCACGAATGTTTCCACCTGGTGCGTCTACGTCTCTAAATTCTCCTGGTTGTATAGATTGGGCATCATCTCTAATTCTAATACCACGCATTTTAAATCCTGCGGGTAAATTTGATAATGTTCCTGCATCCAACAATGATCTCAAAGCGGATGTTGCTGTTCTAGATAATCCACCAATCATGTGAATTAAACCGAAACCATAAAAACCTAAACCTGGTAAAAATTTAAAATGTACAAAGTATGGAATCTTTTGTTTCTTAGGGTCTGCTACTTCAAAGTTTCTTCTAATAGATAAAACTTCTCTTGAACCTTCTTCGACGGTTACAATGTAAGGAAGTTTAATTCCTGTCTCATCACCGTCAGGTCCACGGTCCTCGAACCCTTCTAAATCTAAATTAACATGAAATTCTAGAAGAGTGTAAATATTTTCGTTAAAAGTTTTTTTAGTTCCTTCTAACATTCTTTCTTTTTTCTCTACTTCTGTTTCTGGAGAGTATGGAGAAGGTAACTCTATGTCTCGATAGAAACCACCTACTTGTTGTTTTCTTAGTTCATTCTCCGAGATCTTAAGACGGTGGATCACGGCCTCTGCATCTTCTAAACTTGTTGCATTGTATGGAACTATCAAATCATCAGCGGGGACGAACTTAGAAACAGTTCTGCCTAGAAGATCATCATAATAAACTTTCTTGAAGGCAGAACCACTAAGAGGGAGATAAAAAAGCATCTGATCAAACTCTGGTTCGTACTCTTTCATCACATCCATGAGTTGATAGTTCATGAATTCTTTAACTCGGTTTGCTTGGTCATTCTTTTGTGGAGTCGAAGCTCCAACAGTTCTTGTTCTTACAGGACCATCTGCAGGTAACAATTCTTTAAATGCCAAGGCTTGGAATTGTGTTATAGCTTCTGCAAGCACGGGGTGTGTGGCACCACTTGCTCCTTGAAACGGTTCTGATTTATTTTCGTATTTAAAACCTAATAGGTCTAATCCTTTTGCGTAACTTTCTTCCCAATCTTTTCTTGAAGATTTATATTCTTGGTAGTTCTGTACTAGTTCTGAACCAAGAGGATTTAATGTTTCCTCTGGTAATAACTCAGCTAAATTGTCAAAGTGGCTTTCGCCTTGCTCTTGGTTAAATGCTCCTGGTTCAAAATTTATTTCTACACCACCATCTTCTGTAGGTGTAATTTCAGTGTCACCCGCATCAGGCAACTCTTCTCTAATTTCTACTTGTTTTTCTAATTGTTCTTGCTGCCCAGGTATCTCAACCTTTTTATTTGGCAGGCTTTTGTCTATTGCCATGTTTTTTCTCCAGTGTTACTTCTTTAACAGTATTATAATCAATATTCAAGCCTTGTGATTGTGGCCCTGATTTAGGTGGAACTGTAGTTGTTAATTTTTTTGGTTTCTTTGTTTCGTCTTGATAGGTCAATTTAAGTCCTTTTTCTTTTAGTTCTTTTACTCTTTTTGGTGTCCAATAAAACATTTTATTCCTTTCTGTAAAAAATCATTGTAACATAAAATCCTACAAAAGTCAAATCACCAATAATATGAGTACCTTTTCTTAGTTATAGGCTCATCCTTATAATCGTCTGGATGAGTGATTAATCCACCATCTCTAAATCGCATAATGGCTTGGGTAGTGGAGTCAACCAAATCATCATGTTCACCGTAAGGGAACTCAGCGCATTCTTCAATTACTTCTTGTGCAAACTCTCTATCTTTCGGTGCAAATATTCTACCAGATTCAAATAGAGGTGCAACTGAATTAACTCTTGCATGCTTATCATTTCCTCTGTTCGGTGTAAAGTCTGCAACGGGAATACCCATACGCCTTAATTCAAAGATCAAAGGCAGTCCTGCAGCTTTAGCTTCAATTAAAACTGTTTCAGGTTTCCAATACATATATTGTTCATAAGCTAATTTTTTTAATTCAGGAAATTCATACCTACCTTTTAATGCATCAATTAATATAATTGATTGTGGAGAGTCATCAGTTTCTCTAAACACACCCCAAGTAGTAATTGCAGAATAATCGGCAGTTTGTTTTTTAAGAAACGCTGTATCATAACTTTGTATGACATGTTCTAATACAGGTAACTCTTCGTTCTTCCAATCTTGCCACCACTCTCTTTTAATCAATGCTCCTTCATCCGAGGTTGGGTTTTGCATATACTGTGCATTCCATTTACTAATACCCGCAGATGCTTTAACAGCTTCTAAATCTTCTAGGTTCCAATACTCGGGCCACACGGGTTTATCTGAAGGTAAGATTGCAGGGAACTCTACTACCTCCCATTTATCTGCTTTGTCTTCTTTTTGTGCATTGATTAACATCTCTGTTAAATCTTTTTTACTCCATCTAGTCATGACCAGAATTATTCTTCCTCCTGGTTGTAAACGTTGACGAGGACCTGACGTGTACCATTCCCAAGTTTTTTCGAACGCATTGGGTGAGTTAACATCTTGCTCTGAATGTGGATCATCGATGATGAGTAGATCTGCACCTCTACCGGTTACCGCACCTTGGACACCGACTGCGAAGTATTCACCTTTTTGTTCCGTGTTCCATCGTCCTGCTGCCTTAGAGTCTTCTTGAAGTCTCGTTGCAAAAAGATCTTGATAGTCTTTTGAGTCAATTAAGTTTTTAGTTTTACGGCCAAAGGACACTGCAAGTTCTGCCGTGTGAGTTGCTTGAATAATCTTTAAACTCGGATAACGGCCAATCATCCACGCAGGCAAAAAGTAAGATGCAAATTCAGACTTAGTATGTCTAGGTGGCATATTGATTATAAGACGAGTGCACTCGCCACGTGCAACACGGTTAAATTTTTCCGATATAACTTTATGGTGTTCACCTTCAATAAACTCAGGCCACATCCTTTTTACAAAAGATAAGAAATCATCTCTAGCAGCTGTTGCTTTTTGATTTTCATATCCTTTAAGAATATCCGCTTTTATTCTTTCTCGAACCTGAACATCAGGTATTTTATTTATCTGGTCTATCGTTAGTTTCATATGGAACCAAAAAGTATTTTAGAGGATAAATTATGTAAATCAAGCTATATAGGGGTATATGTTAGGATCCCTTTAACAAAAAGGGGGATCGACTTAAATAAAAAGTTCAAATTTTCAAATCCACTTGGTACCTCTATTAGATTTCTGGGACTTACATCAAGCTTAGGGTGGGTCCCGCCCACATGCTCTTCTCTATGCAACTCAGAGTGGTATGCAGTTTATGCATAGGATAATGTGGGATACCCTATGCAAGAGCTGCATACACCCAGAAGTTTTATTTATTATCTAAATAACTTTTTCTATAACCATCCCTTTCTTTTTCTAATGCAAAATGCATAACCTCAAAATCATGACAACCGTTTACTAGATCTAAAATATATTGTAGTTCAATTTTAGATCTACGATTTGTTTTAGTGTTATACATCCAAATCCATTGACCTTTTTTCTGTCTAAAAAATTTAGTAGACTCAGCCATGATTAACCTCGTGCCATGTTCCATCACGCTCGACTTCAGTAATTTGATCAGAGTAAACTGAACCGTGTTCATCGAACATTCCAATCTCAGAACCATTAGTCCAAATCAAAACTACTTTCTTTAGTCCTTTACCTTGCTTTGGGCTTTCCATTAGTTTACCTGTAATTGGTGTACCAATTTGATTAGACTTTATTCGATCATTTTTTTTTAGATCTTTAAAATCTATTTTTTCTTTTTTATTATCAAACATATTAGAAAGAGCTTCTAATACTTTTGGGTCATTAAGTTTTTCATAATTTATTGCTTTTGAAAAACCAAATGGGTCTTTTATTTTTTTCATGCTTTCTCCTTTGTTAATGTATAGGATATTATAGTAATCAATATTAGAGTCAAGAAAAGATTTCTGGGATTTTTCTTTTTTTTCCTGGGGTGGGTCCCGCCCACATGCACTACCCACCAG